TTTTGGTTGTTTAGTAGTTGCATCAGTTTTAATATTAACTAAAATATTAATGCAATGGATATAAATACACCAACACCACTAACTGATGAAGAATATGCTAAGCTACAAATTCAGCATGAAAAAGAAAGACAAGAAAGATTATTAACCTATGATAATAGAATTGTCAAAGCTAATTTAGTATATTTTAAAGGAACTATTGGAGCTGCAGTCAGGGATTCTTTTACAGGCAAACAATTTTCAGATATAAAATTAGGTTGGAACTCTGTAGTAATGGTAGGAACAGAAAGGCAAATGGCTGCAGATGATACAATAGACAATATAACAGGAACTTATTCATATAATTTAACAGAAGAAATGTTAAAAGAATATGAAGCTAATGATAAAAAACTATTAATATTATGAAAAAAACAGTAAACTTTTATGAATTTAGAGATTGGTTTGAAAAAAACAGACCTAATAATTTTTCTTATAGTGGTTTACAAACTTTATGGGAAATGTTAGAAGAATATGAAGATAGCACAGGAGAAGAAATAGAGTTTGACCCTATTGCTTTATGTTGCGAATATTCAGAATATGAAGATATGGAAGAATTTTGGCAAGATTATGATAAAGAAGATTATCCTGATGAAGATGCAATAATGGACGCAACAA